ATCCTCCTGGTCTCACTCACCACATGTATCTCTCGGTACTCCTGAACGCACTCTGGGTGCCATCGCTGCCTGGGACGTTCCGTGGGGTCTCCGCACCACCTACACCGTCCTGGCCTCCTCAGGGAGTAGTACCATCGAGGCTTCGGGGGAACCCTGAAGTCCTCCTGGAGTTTCTTCCGTGATGGTTTCCTCTTGCCGTGTGATCTTCTGAACTGATAACCTGCCATGTATATATGTATCTATTCCGAGACAAAAAACCATCACCGGCGAAACACTTTGTGTGATCTTTTTCCCTCGCGCCCTCCTACTTATTAGAGAATCCCATGAACTCTCAAGATCGCAAAGAATTTGAACTCATCCACCTGAAGATCGACACACTGACGGACTCGTTGGCTGATCTGAAGGTCGAGATGAATCAAGCCCACCAGAAGACCGATGACTCTCTCAGGTTCATCAAGGACAATCTCTTCGATCCCCACAAGGGTCTCTGGGCTGAAACCAAGGTGAACTCTCTCTTTCGGGTCTCCTCGATGAAGTGGAGAGGAATTGTCGGTACGGGTTTCGTTGGTCTGTTCTTCAAGCAGATCTGGGATCTCTTCTCTAACTGATTAAGCTGTTGACTCGTATGGATATTCTTCCGTATGGTCTCCCATAACAAATGCGGAACATAACTATGAATACAACACTCTCCAAGGGTATATTACTCGGAACCCTCTTGACCTCTTTGACGGTTGCTCTCATGAGACCTCATCTCCTGAAAGCTCCACAGGTCGAACTACCACAGCCCATAACGATCACTCAGACCGTCCAACCAGATAAACCTGATTTTGAGGATGATGCTGCTCAGATAGTTGGCTCTCTCAACTCCTCAAAGCTAAAGCATCTGTTGGTGTACATTCATGGACTCTGTGAGTACTACGACGTAGACTACTATTTGGTCAAAGCTGTTATTCAAACCGAGTCTAGCTGGAACCACAGAGCTGTTAGCTCAAGTGATGCTGTAGGTTTAATGCAAGTTCTGCCCTCTACTGCTCGAGATGCATTTGATACTCCAACAGCTCATCTATATGATCCATACGTGAATGTCACTCTGGGTATCATGTATTTGGCTCAATTGGAGAATCGATATGGTTTTGCTGACGTCCAGTCAGTCTTAACGGCATACTCACACGGACCTACCGTGACAAAGACCATGCCACAACGATACATTAATTCAAACGACTATGTTAAAAAAGTTACTTCAGTTTACAAGCCATCTTAAACAGATATGGTTTCTGTACCAATATAAAAAACATTTAATTAAGCGAATAGAAAAGAACGACTTTGGTCGTAGGGAGGAGTGGTGAAACAAACACCTGGTTACTATGCTAATATGATGAATCAATTTATTCATGAACACAATACTTTTGAGGACGAGAGAGGATCATTTACTCCCATCCAATCCAACGCGTTTGATCAACGTTGGGATCAATTCAACATCAGTACCAATGTCGAGAAGTTTACCTTTCGTGGTATGCATTATCAAACAGAACCTCCTCAGACTAAATGCATCAAGGTCATAAAGGGAGAGATTGTAGACTTTTGGTATAACTTGAAAACACACGAGGTTTCTTACTGCACACTTACTAATAAACAAATCTTGGAAGTCCCATCAGCTTTTGCTCATGGCTTCCTTACACTCGAACCAAATACAATAGTCAGTTATCTCGTGAGGGGTAAATACAATCCCAAGTCCGAACATTCAATACCTTGGCATAGTATCCCCAATATCAAAAAGGGAGTTGGTAAGTACTTAGGTAACAATGATCTGGTGGTCACGTCAGATAAGGATTCGTAATGCAAACATTCTTACCTTATCCCGATATGATTAAATCCGCCAAGGCCTTAGATTATAAACGCTTAGGTAAACAACGAGTTGAAGCAAAACAAATAATTAATGCTATTACAGGAGTTCCAAGAAAAGATGGAAAGCCATATAAAGGATGGATAAGTCATCCCTGTTCTGTTATGTGGAAGGATTACGTGCCTGCTCTAAAATTTTATCACAACATAGTAATCAAGGAGTGGGAAGATAGAGGATACAATAACAACATGCCTCTCTTTGAACTAAAGGCGGATTCGTTTAACATGCCGTGGTGGTATGGAGATGAATCCTTTCACTCGTCACACAGAGCTAACCTGCTTCGTAAGGATCCTGACTATTACTCGCAACATGGATGGAAGGAAGATCCCAATGATCCGTATGTATGGCATGATGTAGAAAAGAAGTGGTATAAACAAATAGTAGGAACTTCCGAGAGAGTGTACATAAAGTGAAAAGGGTAACTCAATGAAGCTCAAGTATACAATCACATATAGAGATGGTAGAGTCGTGGAGTATATAAACGATTACGACTTCCAAGCTAATAATGAGGCAGGACACAATGCTGCCAATGGCATGGTTGGAATTGTTCACGGTATGAGGTATAGTGATGTACTAAGTGCTACCGTAGAGGTATTGGAAACCAAACACACTACAGTCAAGTAGATAAAAAGACAACAGTTATTTTTCAAACTATGCAATATCGCATACTTTGACTTTCTCACAAATATATATATATGGTTTATAGTATTGAGTTTGTATTTATATACGAGTGTAGCACTGCGGTGCATATCACGAAAACATAAAACGAACTAGGAGAACATAATGTTCTTGAAAATAAAAAAAGCCTTTTCTAAGTTATACAAAAGGGCTAAAAACAACCACGGTCAGTCGTTGGCTGAATTTGCTGTAACAACAGCAATGATGGCAACGCTAGCAACTACTGCTGCTCCTAAATTTTCTGGAGTTGGAGAGGGTGCTAAAGAGAAGAAGACTCTTGCTGATATCGATAAGATAGTCAAGTCAGCTAACAACTTCTATAACGCTAAGGTAACTGAAGAGGGAAGAGGAAGATTTCCTGGTCAGATAAAGTACGATGAATCCGTGCCTGATGGTGGTGGATATCAAGATGAGAGTTCTGTAGTAGCTGGACTTGATGTATTTCAAACTTTTGAAAGTTCTGAAGCATCTAGGTGGGCCTCTATATTTGGAACACAAAATCTTGAGAATCCAATGCCAACTGGTGCAAGTGTCAATACTGCTGAAGATGTGAATAACGATGGATCTTTTTCAGAGGGTGTGGGAGCGGAAGAGTTCCTAAATGAGTTTGGTGGCAATGCCGTCAAGTCACCCTTCCAGGATGGACATTACATCTATACGGTAATCGCTGGTGGTGGAAGTGGACAATCCTCTTACTCACCAATACTTTATGTAGCTGATCTAGAATCACCTGCTAACTTCAGAAAGAAACTACAACCTTAATTTTATAGGAGAAAATAATGTTAAACAAATTCAAAGACAATAAGGGGTTCACTCTAATTGAACTCATAATGGTAACTATAATACTAGGTATCTTATCAGCGGTTGCTGTACCAAGATATCTTGGAACCGTAACAAAAGCTGAAGAGGCTGCTGAAGATGCTGTAATTGCTGGTATAAAAGCTGGATTAAGTAACTACGCTATGGAACAGATGTTTTCAGAAGGTCGTAAGACATGGCCTGATCATCCATTTGATGGATTAGATACAGCACCTACTGGATATGATAAAACTGATGCTGATGATGCTGATACTGATAGAGAGTGGACATTCAATACTACTACATCAAAAATCACACATCAGAGAAACGATAATACTAGATGGTCTTGGACTTACGATAAAGGTGTTCAGACTGGTGACGATGCAGCCATTGGCTCTATTGGCTCCAGAACAGCATTATAGTTAGAAGTACTATGAGAAACCGCAGGGATGGTTTCACTTTAGCTGAGTTGGTGGTTTCTGTATCATTGGTGGGGATATTAATGTCATTTGCTATCCCCGCCTATCAATCTACAGTTCTAGATGTGCAGAGACAGACCAATAAAACAAATATGAGAATCATCAAAGAAGTCTTCATGGGTTATTGGCAAGAAGGTCACATGATAGGAAACCCTGTGTTTCCTCCCCTACCATATGAAAATATAATGGATGAAAATTATATGAGTGTTGAATTGCAAGATGGTAGGACCGTTAATGATTTATTTAGTGGCGACTTACCTATGAATTCTAATACAAATCCTTTTCATTATTATACTGACAATGATACTTCTGCTACTGGATTCGTAACTATAAGAATAGTTATAGTTGATGAGGATGAAGATAGTCCGTCATATGAGGAACAAGTAATAGGGGAGATATAGTGAATTCTAAAGGCTTTACTATGATCGAATTGGTTATGGTAATATTGGTGATTGGCATACTAGCTGCAATACAATTACCTAAGATGGAGCGCCAGTTACAATTAGAACTATATCAAATAGAAAAGCGTTTTGTTTATAAACTCTGGGAAGATTTAGAACATTATGCCAAATACCAAAAAGAAACTACTGGTGCAGAGAGCTACCCTTACAATCCACTAACCGTGGTGGGTAGAACTCGTGGTCACTTGATTACACTAACAGAGGGGCTGCCTGTGCATGATAATGAATGGACATTTTCTTCATCAGCACTCACTGCACCTGCTATCTACTATAGGAGAATGAACAATGAGATTTGGTATTATACCTACGACAGTCTTAACTTTGTTTTGGCTGAGTATCCAGTCAAACTTAATTTATAGTCAAGACGAAGAACTTGATTTAGATGCCATGTGGGAAAACACCGTGTGGGAGGAAATTAAAGAGATCACTGTTAAGGACTATGAGATAGAAAAGGTGACAACAGTTGCTGGTGTTCGTGGAGCTGAAGCCGAGGATGAAGCTCTCAATAAATTATATTATAGAAAATCTATGAGGTCTTTATCTCTTTTAGACTTACAGAAGGTTTATGGCAAGTTGATAGCTAAGAAAGAAAAGATGGCTAAGGATAAAGTGGCTACGGATGTGATAGATAATTATATCTTAGTTATAAAAAAGAAGATGAGAGCTTATGAATAAAATAAAATTAGTATTACTGTTTACCATACAATTAGCAGTAGGACAAACCTATGGCGTAGGAGATTATGTAAATAACTTCTCTGCTCCTATATGTCAGAATGGTGAGGGAACTTGGTATTACGATATTGATGGTAGAGACAAAGTAGTTTGGATAAATTTATTTACTTCTTGGTGACCAAGTTGTCAAGTGGAGGCTCCGCTTACTGAAGATATATTTCAAGGCTATGATGAAGCACTATTGGGAGTAATTGCTATAGGTAGTGAATGGAATCAACCTTACAGTTGTGAAGAGTGGGGAACAACCTTTGGTTTAACGTATCCTGTCTTAGATGATGTTAGTAACATCTATGGATTGTTTGGAACCGGATATATCCCTCATAATATTGTTATAGGTGGTGATGGTGAAGTGTTACTTTCTGAATCTGGTTTCAATCAAACGATGATAATAAATTCTATAAATCAGGGGATAGAAAATTTAGTTATAGATACAGATGGTGATGGTATATTTGATGATAGTGATAATTGTATTGATGGGTATAATCCTAATCAGGTAGATACGGATAGTGATGAGATTGGTGATGTATGCGATGCTTGTAATAATCTAATATGGACTGGTGGAGATGTAAATGGTGATGAGGATATAACTCTTGTAGACATTTTGATACTTGTAGATATCATACTAGGCGACAATAACAGTCAATGTGGATATGAAGCTGGTAATGTAAATGGTGATGGTGTGATGAACATTCTTGATGTGATAACATTAGTTCAATTCGTAATGGGTGGTAACCAACAACAAGCTATTCAGTTCTTGGAATCTGTATTAGATACAGATTCATACACCAAGTTATTTCCAGAAAGCTTTTTAGTATATCCTAACCCCACAAATAAAAATGTTAATATAGAAGGTAATGGCTATGTTCGTGTATATGATACTGTAGGTAGATTGATAACGGATATGCAGGTAGTAAATCTATACAATTGGAATACTGCAGACGTACCTACAGGAATATACTATTTAGTATCTGAGTACGATAGTCGGAAGATAACTATACTAAAATAGTATAACTGCAGTTTATGTTTTTATTGACTGTTATGGTGTTTAGTTATATATATATGTATACACACAAGGGTTACAATTGTTTCGAACATATCTAAAAAGAGCGTAAGTAAGTAGTGGCTGCTGGTTTTATATACAATCCATTTGATGAAGAATCTTTATACGACGTAGATGGAGAACTTCTCAACATGTTATATAAAGTTATAGTGTATCTCTCCCAACACGGTAAGAGAGAAACCAAAACCATTTCCAAATATCTGTTGACCCAAATGATATTAATACTGAAGGTAGAAGACCAGTCTAAATGGAATGAGGAACATTTCGTAGATATGTTAAAACATAACGGGGTACGATTATCATAATGAGTGATGAATTATTTAAAGGTAAGTTTTGTAAATTTTATTTAGTTAAGTTTTCTCACAAACGAACGGGTAAAGAATTATATAAGTTTGGTACAACCAGTTACAAAGACGTTCTAGAAAGATTTAGTGCAAGAGCTTTTGTAAAATACAATAAGTATAATTCTTTAGCCAACCAAAAGGATCTAAACCAATACAGTGATTTCAATATAAATGTACTAGCTAGTACTGTTTATAAAACTCGACAAGAAGCTGTTGAGATTGAACAAAAGTATTTAGTGGATAGATTTCCCAAAGGAGCTTTTATAATGGAAGAGCACTTGGGAGAACCCGAGGGTAAATATAGTAATATGTCTGGTGTCACTGAAGTTCGTCCACTAACCAATACTCAAGTAAAAACTGTTTTAAGTGAGATGTATAATACAAATGCAGTGTCAGGGCAGCAGAAAAAAAAGACTTTAGTTAGAGAAGCACGATATTATAATAGATGAAGAGGCTGTATAATTGGTTCACTAATAAACTGTGGTGCAATCCTCCCACATGTGTGTGTGGTTTTAACATGAGACCTAATTATAAAAACAAGACGTATCCTGCATGGAAGTGTTTTTCAAACTGTATGTGGGAGTCTTATCAAACTTTTAATGGAACAATACACTGGTGTAAAAAATGGACAAAATAGGAATAATAGGAAACGGCTATGTTGGCTCAGCCGTCAAGTTTGGATTCTCTCCAAGCGTAGGATATGATGCTGATGTTAAGGTTTATGATATAGATCCCAACAAGAGTACACATACATTAGAGGAAACGGTAAATGGATCTGATTTTGTATTTCTCTCAGTACCTACACCAAGCAATAAAGATGGATCAATCAATGTTGATATAGTAAAGGATGCACTAACTAATATATCTAACACTATACAAAAGGATAGGTCACCTATAGTATTATTGAGATCAACGGTCACTCCAGGTACGACTAGAAAGTTAGCAGCTATGTTTGATAAATTAGAGTTAGTATTTAATCCAGAGTTTCTAACCGAGCGTAGTGCTCACTTTGATTTTATAAACCAAGCTAGAATAGTACTAGGTGGAGCGTGGAATGAAAGTGTCGGAGTCATAAAAGTAGCAGAGTTGTTTAGAAGACGTTTTGGTAAAACTATTTCTATATTAAATACAACATTTGAGTCAGCGGAACTGATCAAGTATATGACGAATACATTTTTTGCTACAAAGGTGAGCTTCTTAAATGAAATGAAACAAATATCTGATGCTGAAAGTTGGAGTGTCTGGGAAGACGTCAAGGAAGGATTCCTACGAGATGGTCGTGTGGGACATTCCCATATGAATGTACCTGGTCCTGATGGAAAATCTGGGTTTGGTGGATCGTGTTTTCCAAAAGACATACAAGCTATGATTACTCATGGTGCTTCACTTGGTGTTGATATGAAAGTTCTAAAAGGCGCTTGGGAAAAGAATTTAGAGGTACGACCTGAAAGGGATTGGGAAAAGCTCAAAGGTAGAGCAGTAGTTGATTAAATAATTTAAGTATTTATGTGTAGTTTTTTTATATTTTAACATGCTAATCAAATTCTAATACATTTATTTAAATATCGTTTGATATGTATGATTTAATTAAATGGAGATACATATGAAACTTTTATTAGTAATGTTAATGGGCTCGCTGATAGCCCAGAATCCAAATATCAATTCTAATTTTGATACTGGAAGTCAGCCACCTAAACCCATAAAAGAATTAGACTTGACCTATTATGATATCAAAGATAGTATTGATGAAAATTGGACGGGTGGTCAGGTGTTAGTGGAATTTATTGTTAATGAACTTGGAGCAGTTATTAATCCTATCATCGTTGATGAGTTTGAAATATCAATTAGCGATGTGATCCTCAATAAAGTTAAACAGATTACCTATCACCCAGCCACACAAAACGGTTTGCCAGTTAGTGTTAAAATGATAATACCAATAAGATTTAAAGAGTAATATAACCAAGGGATGACAAAGTAGGATAAGTCATCCCTTTTTCCGTTACCCTACTTACGGTTGTATATACCTACCAACACCAATATGGCAACCAGTCCTGCAAATCCGGACTGACCGAACTTACTGATGATTGATGTTAGATTTCCTATAACGTTGACGCCAAAGACACCACTTCCGAACATTACTTCAGAGACGGCACCCATAGCAACAAAGGACATTAGAAGATGAAGAATATCATCAACCCAGCCCTTAACCATTGTTATGGTATCTTTCATGGTTTACTCCGTTGTGTGTGTAATGGAACTACGCGGGGGAATCCCGCATAAATAAATATATAAAATAAAAATATATGTTTTGAAAAAATACGTTCTATATATATATAGGTATTAAGTCTACAAGAGAAGTAAAAGTACAAATACAAAAGAATAAAAGTTAGTAAGAGAAGTGCGGAGGGGGGCAAGAGATATTGTTTAGAGTAAAAAAAGTATTGATGAATTTATACTACACTCTAAAAAACTTATTGACATTAGCTATCCTCTACATTTTATTTAAAACTAATACCTACGCATCCCTGAAGTTTAAAACTTCCCCCGATACCAAAACATCCTCAGAAAATTCAGAACATCTTTTTATTTAACTGTTGCCTCGTATTGTATTTCTACGTAAAGTAGGATATGAACAAAAGGAGAAATACAATGAAGTCAACAAGCGTACAAGCCGTAAAGATAGTAAAAGAAAACGGTTCAATGAAAGCTTACAATTATGATAACAGTGATCTAACCCAGTATGTATCTTACGGTACTAGATTATCAGCACTAAAAAGAGGTAAGGCTCTAACGAGAACTGATGATGGTAGTGGATGGTCCAAGTGGTCAAGTATATCCACGGAAGATTATGATTATGTAGTATCACAACTAAAAAGTACTGAAACTGGTACTAGCAAAAAAACTATTAGCAAGCAACTAGCTACAGATAGAAAATTTATACATGATAGTTACGGCTTGAAACCTAAGGGATTAAAGATGAGTGAACTCAAGTGGAAGTTTTTAATTCGCTCAGCTGTTAGAGCTAAAAATATAATGATGACCGGACCAGCTGGATCAGGTAAAACCATGGCTGCAAAGTCGTTAGTAAGAGCTTTAGACAGACCAGATTTTTACTTCAACTTAGGAGCTACTCAAGATCCAAGAGCTACTCTAATAGGAAACACTCACTTCAATAAAAACGAGGGAACTTACTTTTCGGAATCATTATTTGTAAAGGCTATCAAGACTCCAAACGCTGTTATTTTATTAGATGAATTGAGTAGAGCGCATCCGGATGCTTGGAATATTTTAATGACCGTTTTGGATCAGACGCAAAGATATCTAAGATTGGATGAGGCTGACGGTTCCGAGACAGTCAAGGTAGCACCTGGTGTTACGTTTGTAGCTACTGCTAATATAGGAAATGAATATACTGCTACTCGAGTTCTAGATAGAGCACTAAGAGATAGATTTGTTACGGTTGAAGTGGATGTTCTAGATGAAGCTCAAGAAATAAGTCTACTTGAGTATATGTTTCCATTTGTAGAATCCACGCATATTGAAAATATAGCTAAGATTGCATGCTTGACTAGACTAGAAAGTCTAAGTGATTCTCCCAGAATAGATTCAGGTATATCAACCAGAACGACTGTAGAGATAGCTGGATTGTTGCATGACGGATTTAGTCTTCCGGAAGCTGCTGAGGTAACGATATATCCTCAATATGATGCTACCGGAGGAATAGACTCTGAACGAACTTTTGTTAAGCAGATAGTACAGAAATTTATTGACGATAATTCACCAGATGAACTATATTAGGAGAAAGTATGAAAGATAAAAGTTACTTAACGCCGGAGTATATCTCCGGCTTGGTTGATAGACATGGTTTCAACAAACAGTTAAAGAACGGCAATTTTGGTGCAGCTAGAGTTGAAGTTCTAGAATTAACAAATGGATATCATTTTAGAAATCCTAGACACAAACATAGATGTGCTGAAGCTATAAGTAAGTGTCGTGATATGATACAACTCTATACGGCTCTGTTTAATTTAATGCACGCTAGAAACAATCCGACAGAAAAATTGTCTGGAATATTATGAGTTATTACTATTGGCAAAAAGCTATTCATCCAAAAGTCTGTGAGGACATTATACAAGAATTCAATGATGAATCTGAACTAAAGGCTGATACAGGAAACTATCTAGGCAACGACTCTTTGTATCCGGAAGAGATATTTAGAATGAAGCAAGAAGATGAGTGGGATTATGAAAAAAATGCTCCCAAGAGTTCTGAGTATGGAAAGATCAGAAAGACTAAATTGAATTGGTTACAAAAGGATCACAGTATGAACGAGATTCTTCTCAAGTATGTATTGGAAACAAATCAAAAAGTTTGGAAATATAATCTGACTAAATTTACTCCATGTCAATTTGGCAAATACGAGTTGGATAATTTTTATGGATGGCATCAGGATAGCGGTTATTCATATGCTGAAACTGAAGTGGAAACCAGAAAGCTCAGCCTTACACTTCAACTATCAAGTCATTTAGATTATGAGGGAGGTACGTTTGAGTTTTGGAATGGATTGAAGAAACCAATTATACCTCCAATACTAGAACAGGGATCAATATTAATTTTTGATTCAAGGATGTGGCATCAAGTTACTCCTATAACCAAGGGCATACGCTACTCATTGGTTAGTTGGGTTCTCGGATCTCCATTTACTTAACTGTTGCCTCGTATTGTATTTTTGCGTAAAGTAGGATATGAATAAAGGAGAAATAATGAACAACACATACAGTTCCTTTTGGAGAGATATTTCCACAAGGTCGGTAGATAATATTTTAGGTTGGGATGAAGAATCTATTCAAGATAACACCAAAGACTTAATTGAACTGTCATCTAAAAAACACGCCATATCCAACTTTGTACAGATAGTATCAGGTAAAAATATTCCCGTACGATTTGCTACACGAGGAGATTCTTACACTGACGGAAAGAGTGTAGTCATAGGTAGTAAATTAGATGAGAAAAATTTTGATGTGGCTGTAGGCTTAGCTCTCCATGAGGGTTCTCATATAGCTTTCACTCAATTTGACGAACTTCAAACTTATAGAGAATCTACTAGATACGATGAACTTAAAAATAAATTTGCAAGTTTATATGAGAATACAGACTACTTGTATTACTCTTTGAGAGAAGTTGATGTTCTATCAAAAATGTTAATTAACTATATCGAGGATCGCAGAATTGATAATAAGGTGTTTAAATCTTCACCGGGTTATAAGGGTTATTATCATAAAATGTACAAGAAGTTCTTTTATTCTAAAATTATTGACGCTGCTCTAGATTCTTCAGATTACACTGAAGAAACATTTGATAGCTATAGTATGAGAATAGTAAACTTGCATAACAGAAATACTAGATTGGATGCCCTCAAGGGACTCAAAGCTATAAACGATTTGATAGATCTACCCAACATATCTAGATTGAAAAATACTGAAGATGTTATCAATATAGCTCATGAATGTTTAGCTGTAGCACTTAGGTATATAGTTATATCACAAGATAAGGAAGAGAAAACAGAAAGTGGCAGTGAGAACAAAGATGGAAGCGGTGATAAAGAAGGTGAGGGTGATAGTGGAGAAAATAATTCATCTAAAGAACTTACCGACAAACAAAAAAAGCAAGCTTCAAATGCATTAAAGAAGCAACGGGATTTTGTTGATGGAAAAGTCAATAAAGGTAAACTCACTAAAAAAGAAGCAAGCTCGGTCAATGCATTTGGTACTTCTAATGCCAGATACAAAGATGTCGAGATGGATAATTATGGTGAGAAGCAAACAACAAGAGTTGTAGTGATAGATAAATTTAATAAACAGTTGATAAAAAGTGGTAGTGTAATTCCAATCATAACTAACTGGGTTCGTGACAAAAATGAACATCCAATCCAAGAAGGTTTACGTATTGGATCTATATTAGGTCGTAAACTTCAAATAAGAAATTCAGATAATACTATCAAATACAATAGAAAGAATAATGGTAGAATTGACAAGAGAATGTTATCTGATTTAGGCTTTGGTAATGAAAATGTATTCTTCACAACTCTAACGGAAAAGTTCAAGAGAATAAATCTTCACATCACCATAGATTTTTCTGGGTCAATGTCTGGAGAAAAATTTACAAAAACTATCACTAGTACAGTGGCAGTTATCAAGGCAGCTAGTATGACAAGAAATATTGATGTTCAAGTTACTGCACGATCAACTACTAGAAATCAAAGAAATTCATATCCTCTAATTATGAAGATATATGATTCTTCCAAAGATAAAATAAGTAAAGTAAAACTCTTCAAACATCTTCAACCCGGTGGTACAACTCCGGAGAGCTTAACGTTTGATGCTATCATGGATAATTTTATAGAAGCGTCAACTAGCATGGATAGTATCCTATTAAATTATTCTGACGGAGCTCCTCAATTTGGTAACAACGAAATTAGGTACTATGGAGTAAATGCTGAAGCTCATTGCAGAAAATCACTCAAGAAGATTAGAGCTAAGGGAATCAAAGTATTGAGTTACTTCATAGGAGATGGTCAGTATGAACAGTATGAAGCTAACGATAGAAAGTCATTTCAAAAGATGTATGGAAATTCCTCCGAGTTTATTGATCCAACTAGTGTACTTGATGTAGCTAAGACCTTGAATAAAAGATTTATGGAAAAAAACTAATTTAAGAATAACTTAATGATACTTATACAAAAGGATATTGCTCAAGAGAGGATATCCCGGTGTTTGACTAAAGTAAACAAAACAGGAGAATATAATGACTAAAATCAAAGCTATACGCACCTCACAAATCCCTACAATTGATAGGGATTCTTTTTTGACCCCATTTGATAAAATTTTTGATCAACTTGTGGAATCACAATTTCCAGAAGTGATGAGAACGATTGGTATAAGACCATACGAGGGTTCAGCTTACCCCAAGGTGAACGTGTATGA